AAGGTTGAACCCATGACTCTGAAAGCGTTAGTCCGTGAGCGTATTGAGGCAGGGAAACCTATGCCAGCGGAAATTTTCAGCGTATTCGTTGGAAATAAGACAACAATAAAAAGGAAAAAATAAATATGAAAAATGAAACAAACATAGCGAAAAAACAAACAGGTGCTTTGGCTGCTAATATATTTGAAGCTGATGCAAATGTAGGTTCTCAAAACATAGAGCAAGATGATCTTGCTTTACCTTTTATAAAAGTTTTGGGTCAGTTATCTCCAGAGGTAAACAAAAGAGATGCTGGTAAATACGTTCAAGGTGCAGAACCTGGAATGATATTAAACTCTGTCACTAAAGAATTATTCGATGGTGCAAAAGGTATAGAGGTTTTACCTTGTTCTTATGAAAGAAAATACCTACAGTGGAAACCTAGAGAGTTAGGAGGAGGTCTTGTTAGTATACATGCAGTAGATGATCCTATTGTAAAAACAACTAAACGAGATCAAATGAACAGAGATGTATTACCAAACGGTAATTATCTTGAGAATACAGCAAATCATTTTGTTGTAGTTCTTGGAACTGTTCCGTCTACTGCATTGGTATCAATGACTAGAACACAACTAAAGGTAAGTAGAAGTTGGAACTCTATGATGATGTCAATCAAAATGCAGGGTGAAAAAGGTTTATTCACTCCGCCAACATTTAGCCATGTTTATAAACTAAAGTCAGTTCAATTGACAAACGACAAAGGATCATGGTTTGGTTGGGACATCAGTAAAACTGGACCTGTTAAAGATCAGTCATCTTATAAAATAGCTAAAGACTTCGCTGCTAGTATTGGTAAAGGTGAAGTTGAAGTTAAGCATGAAGGTGAAACTGAACAAACAGAAAAATCGCCATACTAGATAAAATCCTAGGTAGAGGGCGGCGAAAGCGAGAGTGGGTCCGCCCTTTAAAAATTATGGAANAGTTTATTAAAATATTTCAGGGCTTGAATAGGGCTCATGGCGTCACTTATGTGGATAGGAAATGTGCCGATGGTCAAAAGATAAAAGGTAAATCTTTTGTACAAAGAGATATAGTCACAGAAAAGATGTGGCACAATCATTTAAACGGTATTGAACCTAGTCTAGGTATTATACCAATCACAGATGATAATACATGTAAATGGGGGTGTATCGATATAGATTCTTATGCAGGTTTTGATCACAAAAAATTAATAAATAAAATTAAAAGTTTAAATTTACCACTGTTAGTATTTAGATCTAAATCAGGTGGTGCACACGTATTTTGTTTTACAACAGTCCCTGTTGAAGCAAAATTAATGAGAGATAAATTAATATCAGTTAGTGCAGTGTTGGGTTACGGTGGATCGGAAGTATTTCCAAAACAAGTAGAATTAAAATCCAAAGACGATACAGGAAACTTTCTTAATTTACCATACTTTAATTGCAAAAATACAACAAGATATTGTTTTAATGATAATGCAGAAGCTGTTAGTCTGGATGGTTTTTTTAATCTATATGAATTAAATAAAATAACTCCAGATCAATTAGAAAATTTAAAAATAAAAAGACCAGAGTCAGAGTTTAGTGATGGTCCTCCTTGTTTAGAATCAATAACACAAACAGAAATAAAAGACGGTAGAGATAGAATAATTTATCAATACATACAATATGCAAAAAGAAAATGGCCAGAGAGTTGGCAAGGAAAGATAAACGCATTTAATTATAAATACTTTGAGAAACATTCTGAAGGGCCTTTGGATGATAAAATAGTTCAAGGTAAAATAAAATTTAACGATGGTAAAGATTTAGGTTTTAAATGTAATGAAGATCCAATGTGTAATCATTGTGATAAAAAACTATGCAGAACTAGAAAGTTTGGTATTGGTGGTGAGTCTGTGTTTCCAATCCTATCTGATTTACAAAAAGTAGAATTAGACGAACCTTACTATTGGGTTAATGTAGATGGTGAGAGGGTTAAGTTAGATAACATAGATTATTTAATAGAACAAAGATTATTTAGAAGAACTGTTGCAAAACAAATAAACAAAAAACCAAAACGAGTAACGGTAAAAGAATTTGAAGCATATGTTGATCAACTGTTACAAGGTGTAGAAATAATAAAAGCACCAGAAGGATCATCAATAGTAGATCAGTTAAAAGAACATTTAGAAGAGTTCTGCACAAACAGAACTGCTGCAGAGACTACAAAAAAAGATATATTAAATGGAAACGTTTATACAGAAGAAGGCAAACACAAATTTATATTTCATAAATTTTATCACGGACATTTACAAAGAAAGAAATGGCCAGAAAAACCACAGGTCACTCAACAGATGTTAAAAGAATACTGTAGTTGTAAAGATGATAGAATTATTATTGGTAAGAAAAGACCAACTATTATGGTAGTAGATGCTTTTGAAAAACCAGAGAATACCCATACACAAAGAAAATTAAAAGAGGAGTCACCGTACTAATATGAGAACAATAGTATTAGGACCACCAGGCACAGGTAAGACTCATACTCTCTTAGAAAAGGTAGATGACTATTTAAAAACAACTAACCCAGATCGTATTGGATATTTTGCTTTTACAAAAAAAGCAGCTAACGAAGCAAAAGGTAGAGCGATAGATAAGTTTAATTTATCTGAAGATGACTTACCATACTTTAGAACACTACACTCTTTAGCGTTTAGAATGCTTGGTATTAAAAAGAATCAAGTTATGCAACGAAGACACTACGAAGATCTAGGTAGGAAAGAAAATTTATTTTTAGATTATAACGATTATGATGAAGAAGAGACAGGATTGTTCACAACTAAAAGTGATTATCTTAGAATTATACATTTAGCAAAATTAAGAAACATCAGTATTGATAGACAATATAATTTAAAAGAACACAACCAAGACGTTGAATACAAAACACTAATACACTTAGCTAACGAACTAGACAGATATAAAAAAGAGTACAATCTCATAGACTACAACGATATGATTTTAAAATTTATCAAGTCAGATAAATCACCAAACTTTGATGTAGTATTTGTAGATGAGGCACAAGACTTATCTCTGATGCAGTGGGACATGGTTAAGACAATATGGGATAAAACAGTAGATTCTTATATTGCAGGTGATGATGACCAAGCAATATTTAGATGGGCTGGTGCAGATGTAGATTCTTTTATTACACAAAAAGGTAAGCTATTGAATCTTACACAATCAAGAAGAATACCAAGAGCAGTGCATGACTTTGCATTAGGTATAATTAAAAGAGTATCAAACAGAAGATACAAAGAGTGGGCACCAAGAGATCACCAAGGATCATTACGATACCATGATGATGTTAAAGATATAAATATGTCATCAGGTAATTGGTTGGTCCTAACTAGAACTAGACATATGTTAGAAGATGTAGAAGATGAAATGAGAGAACGTGGTTGGTATTTTGAAAATAGATTTAAAAGAATGCCAGAAAAAGATGCTGCAGATGCTGCACTAAAGTGGGAACACTTACGTCAAGGTCAATTGATGTCAGGAAAAGAAATAGAATCTATCTCCCAACAAATAAGTTCTGTGTCTTGGGATAAGCAAAAATTAAAATCATTAGTCAAAGAATCTTTTTATGGGATAGACTCACTAACAAAAGACTATGGATTAAAAACTAAAAACGTTTGGTACGAAGCGTTTGATGACTTAAATTTTAGAACAAAAAATTATATACGTAGCATGCGTAGAAATGGTGAGAACTTAAAAGATAAACCAAGAATAAAATTATCAACAATACATAGCGTCAAAGGTGGTGAAGAAGACAATGTAGTTTTACTTACAGATCTAACAACTAATACAAATAGATCGTATCGTAAAAATCCTGATGATGAAACCAGATTATTTTATGTGGGTGCAACAAGAACAAAAGAGAACCTGCATATTGTAAGACCTAAAGACGAAGAAAAATCTTATCCAATGGAGGACTATGAGTAAACCATACGACAAACAGATCGGAGGATCTCACTATCAAAAATATAAAATTCAACCAAGTAAGTTCGTAATAGAGAATGAATTGCTATATCCAGAAGGCTGTGCTATAAAATATATTATAAGACACCGGGACAAGGGAAAGAAACAAGACATACTAAAAGCAATACATTTTTTAGAAATGATAATCGAAAGGGATTACAAGTGATACAAAAACCTTTATTCAGTCCACAGACCGAGTGGATACCACCACAAGATTTTCCTGATTTGTCTGACCATCCAGAAATATCTATTGACTTGGAAACAAAAGACCCAGAATTAAAAACTATGGGCTCTGGATCTATTACAGGTCGAGGAGAGATAGTAGGAATTGCATTAGCTGTAGAAGGTTGGTCTGGATATTATCCAATAGCTCATGAAGGTGGTGGCAACATGGATAAGAAAAAGGTCATGGATTACTTTCAAAAAATTTTAAATCTACCCTCTATTAAGATATTTCATAACGCTATGTATGATGTGTGCTTTATTAA